CAGCCACTCTAATAAATAAAGAAAAAGGAGTATAAACATGGCCTTCAATATAAACGAATTCAAATCACAACTAGTAGGAGGAGGAGCGAGACCATCGCTCTTCCAAGTCCAAATTACAAACCCAATCAATGCTATCGCTGACTTTAAAGTTCCTTTCATGGTAAGAGCAGCTGCTCTTCCTGAATCTAACGTAGGATCGTATCAGATACCATACTTTGGCCGTTTCATAAAGTATGCAGGTGACAGAACATTCGCAGACTGGACAGTATCCATCATTAACGACGAAGACTTCCTTATTCGCAATGCAATGGAAGCTTGGTCGAACGCGATTAACTCTCACGACTCAAATTCGAGAGCTCTTCCGCAGACATATAAGTCAAACGCGATCATAACACAGTACAGCAAAGATGGTAGACCTCTTCGTACATACGTGTTCGAAGGAATATATCCTATTGCCATCGGAGCGATACCAATGGCGTGGGAATCAACCGACCAGATTGAAAACTTTGATGTTACTTTCCAGTACGACATGTGGAGAGTTGAGGGCGCTACTGGCATTTCAACTACTTAATTATAGGATGTAAAATTTGCGTATCTTTGGCTTTGAGATAAAGAGAGACATCGGCGGTGCCGAAGAAGAAAAAGCTGTCTCCTTTGTAGAACCTAATAACGACGAAGGTGCGATCACCATAGGAAACTCTTTAGGAGGATCCTATGGTATCGCCATCAACATGGAAGGCGACGCCAAAACAGAAGGCGAACTCGTCACCAAGTATCGTGGAATGATGATGCAGCCAGAGATAGGTCAGGCAGTTGATGAGGTAGTTAACGAGGCGATCAATATTGATACGCACGAAAACGCTGTAGAGGTAGTTCTAGACGACACTGAACTTCCTGATAAAGTAAAGGATCGAATCGTCGAAGAGTTTGAAGAAGTACTTCGTCTTCTTGACTTTTCGAACTATGGGTACGATATCTTTCAGAAGTTCTACGTAGACGGTCGTCTTAACTATCATATCATTATCGATAATGAAAACATTAAAGACGGTATTAAAGAAATACGATACATCGATCCTCGCAAACTTCGTCTCGTAAAAGAAATGGACGAGAAGGCGAAAGATCCACATTCAGGTATTCCTCTTAAAAAGATTAAGAAAGAGTACTATCTCTATTCAGATGCTGGCTTTGGTTCGAAGTCAGTTTCAAACAACATTCATTCTGGGCAAACGGTACAAGGCTATCGCATTGCGAAGGATTCCGTTGCTAGAGTAACGTCAGGACTAATGAATGAAACGAACTCATTGGTCCTATCGTATCTTCATCCTGCGATCAAACCGTTAAACCAACTTCGTATGCTAGAAGATGCTACGGTTATCTATACGATCACCCGTGCTCCAGAAAGAAGAATATTCTATATCGACGTAGGACAACTTCCTAAAGCAAAGGCCGAGCAGTACCTACACGATATGATGACTCGTCATAAGAATAAACTTCAGTATGACTCTGATAGCGGCGACATTACAGACGGTCGCAAGTTTATGACTATGACTGAAGACTTTTGGTTTCCTCGTAGAGGTGGCGAGAGATCAACTGAAGTTGATATTCTTGCGGGAGGAAGCGCACAGGCTCTTAGCCAAGATGAAAACCTTCAGTACTTCCAAAGAAAACTGTATAAGTCTCTAAAGGTTCCGATATCTCGTCTAGAACCAGAAACTATGTATAGCTTTGGAAGAGTCTCAGAAACTACACGTGACGAACTCAAGTTTGGCAAATTCATTCGCCGTCTAAGAGCTCGTTTCTCTGGTCTATTTGATCTTCTTCTAGAAAAGCAACTCATACTTAAAGGTATCCTAGATCCTGAAGAATGGGCTGAAGTTAAAGATAAGATCCGCTATGACTTTATGAAGGACAACTACTTTGAGGAACTCAAGCAGACTGAAATTCTTCGTGAAAAAGTCAATATGCTAAAGGATATAGAAGAGCAGATCGGTAAGTATTACTCTCGTGAGTGGGTCGTTAAGAATGTTCTGTTCATGACTGACGACGAAATGAGAGAGATGCAGAAACAGATGGATAAAGAGAAAGCAGCTGGTCTATACGATATAGAAATGCCTGGCGATCAACCACCTGACCAAGATCAACAGCCTCCTGCAGATCAACAGCAGCCTCCACAGGACGATCTAGAGGCAGAAGAATCATTAAAAGTTATAAATAACAGAATAAAACCATTCAAAAGAGGGCTCAACAAATGAAGACTCTACGTCAGATAATATCAGAGGTCGCGCAGCCAAAGGCCGGTGACGAGAAAGATTTCAAAGATAAACATATCATTGATAAGGTAGATCATCCTGTTGCCCCTGATCACGCGTTTACTGGAAATACAAAAAAGGCGCCTAAGCGCAGAGCAGACTACGATAAGGGCGAAGATGAGACTGTCTACGAAGGTAGCTTTGATGTTCCTACCGCTGAAGGTGGTGAGCACGATACCGAGGACAGCCATGTAAAGTATAAGAAGGGAAATAAGCCTTCTAAATCTGTTAACGAAGCAGTGTTTGTAATTCCTGAAGAAATCCTTGCAACTGAAAAGAATGCGTTCCACACCGCTGCTGCAAACGCTCACAAGTCAGGTGCAAAGCACTTTGCCTTTGGTGGCAAGAAGTATCCAGTCACGATGTCGAAGGATGCTGCTAGCACATTCGCTGGTAAGGGTTCCATGAAGAAGGAAGCAATGGATCCGGTCGGCAAAGAAGATGGTGACATTGATAACGACGGTGATAAGGATAAATCAGATAAGTATCTTCACAATCGTCGTAAAGCGATTGGCAAAGCTATTCGTAAAGAAGAAGTTGAACTCGACGAAGCAACCTTCTCTATGGATATCGATGGCAATTATAAGAAAAACGCCGCCTCAGGTGCGTTAAATGCAGGTCTTAAGATTAATTTTAAGCAGCACGGCGGTGCCACAGAAATGATTCTTATGGGTGATAAAGATAAGATTACAAAATTCTTAAAAGCTCGTAAGGTTCCATCTGCAGAAATAAACAACGGTTTTGTAAAAGAAGAAGCCGAAGAACTCGATGAGATCTCTCGCGACCTTGCTCGTAGATATATTCGTAAAGTTGCTGACAAAACCAACACAGGCGAATTAAGCACTAAGGAAGTCATGAAGCGTAGACCTGGTGTAAATCTTGCTGGCAAAAAAGCATACCCTGGGGTTGCTGGTGAACCAAAGGTTCGCGCTACCGAGAGTGTAGAGCTGGATGAAATTAGTAAGAAGACTCTTGGTTCATATATCAAGAAAGCTAATATAAGCGCTATGGATCAGGCTAGAAAGTCTGGAGAATATAATAACCCAGATCAACCAAAGAATTTTAGCAAAGCTATGGACAGAATGCGCGGTATTAAAAAGGCAACTGATAAACTCGTTGCTAAAGAAGAAGTCGAACAACTCGACGAGCTTTCTCCAAACACTCTACATAGCTACATCAAGAAAGCTGCTGGTAATATGGCAGGTAATGCTGCTGTTGCTGCTGCTCAGGCATCTTCATCGATGAAGAAGTCAAGTCCAGATGTAAAGCGTAAGATCAAGAACCGTATGATGGGTATATCTGGCGCTTCTGGTCGTCTCGCTGATAAAGCAAACATGGCAGAAGACGCATACGAAGAAATTCCGATGATGATGAGCCAACTTGAGTTCATTTGCTACGCAGCGGAAGAGATCATGGACTACCTCGATATGGGGATAGACCCAGAAGAGTGGTATCAAAACAAGCTATCAAATGCTTATCAGACAATGATGTCTCTATACTCTTATGCTCGTGGCGAGATGAGAATGACATCTAGATCTGGCGGAAGCGGATACTATGACGACATGTATGGAGAAGAAGTCGAGCAGATTGATGAGATTTCGCAAGACAAACTTCGCGACTATCACGCTGCGGCTGCTTTAGATCTTAAGAAGAAAAGAGAGAAGCTAGATAAAGGCACTCTAACTTCTAAAGACTATAAGCAAGGACAGAACCGTGTAACTGGCCTAAACAGATCCGCAAACAAGATGGAAGAAGTTGAACTCGAAGAAGATATAACAAAAATGTCTCACGGGCGTCTTAAGTGGCATATGAATAGTGGCGTACCACATGGTAGCTACACTAAAGACGAAATGAAAAAAGAAAGAGATCGTCGTTTAAAGACAGATCCTATGGGCTATCGCTCAGCAAAGGCTGGTCTTAACGAAGTAACACATACTGCTCTTAAAAAGACTATTTCTTATACGGACTCACAAGGAAAGAGCAGAACGAGAAACGTTCCGATCTCAAACGTAGATCGCGATGCAGACGGTGAAGAAAAGATCCGAGAGTCTGTAGAACTTACAGAAGTATTCAACCAAGGTATCGTAAAACTTAAGGACGGATCATCTGTAATACTTAAGAAGGAAGACGCCGATCTTCTAAATCAAATGCTTAAGGATCTTTCTTCCGCAAATCGTAAAAAAATGGAAGAAGTCGCAATGAAAGATAAGACTGGATTTAACGAAATCCTTAGCTTTGCGAGGGAAGCACTATGATACTTAAAGCTTTAAACACTGAACTATCATTCACATCTGCAAACACCGTATACGACTCAAAACTAGTTCGTATCTATGCGGCTGCAAATTCAGTCATCACAGTTACTAGTGCGACGAATCCAACAGCAACGTTCACGATGCCGCAAGGGACGATAGAAATTCTAGAAAAACTTTCTACAGATACGATTGCAGGATCGACCACCATTAAATGCACTCCAGTTTCATATAAGAATTAAAATTATAAATAAAATAAAGGAGATTAGATATGAAACTGATTACAGAAACAATCGAAGAAGTTCAAGTTGTCACTGAGGCAAACGAGAACGAGCCAAAGCAGTACTTCATCGAAGGTATCTTCATGCAGGGCGATATCAAGAATCGCAACGGACGCATATACCCTTCAACAATTCTTGAAAAAGAAATGATGAGATATGAGGATCAGTTCATCAAGACAAAGAGAGCTCTTGGCGAACTTGGACACCCAGACGGACCGCAGATAAACGGTGATCGTGTCTCTCACCTCATCACAGATATGAAGCGTGACGGATCGAACTTCGTTGGTAAAGCAAAGATACTTAGCACACCAATGGGTAACATCGTAAAAACTTTTATCGATGAAGGTGTAAAGGTTGGTGTATCTACTCGTGGTCTTGGTTCTGTTAAACCAACTAAAGAAGGTATCATGGAAGTTCAGAACGACTTCCATCTTGCTACTGTAGATATCGTTACGGATCCTTCGGGTCCAAACTGTTTTGTTAACGGAATCATGGAAAATACAGAGTATTTCTACGACATAGTTTCCGGAACTTGGAGAGCCCAGCAGATGATCGAAGAGGCCGTGAAGGAAGTGAAGAAAACGTATAAGAGAACTGAAAGAAAGATTGACGAAGCGTTTGCTGCTCGTCTCTTTGAAAACTTCGTTCGTTCTCTGAAGAAATAAGTTTTATAAATATGGATATGAAACACGAATCCATTAAAAGGAGAGTAAATATGTCAAAGTTAGAAGAAAAATTTGTAAGCGATGACGGTGTCTCTACGGTTCCTGATGCTGTTACACCAGAAGGTGGAGAAGTTAAGGCACGTAGAGGAGACGTAAAGAAAGCTGTCGATCCAAAGGCAGGTTCTGTTGCAAAGCCTCCAGTTTCCGAGTCAGAAGAAACTGAAGAAGAAGTAATCGAAGAAGAAGTTGTTTCTATTGAAGAATCAATTTCTAGCATGTTCGAAGGTATCGATCTTTCAGAAGAATTCAGATCAAAGGTAACGCTCGTATTCGAAGCAGCTGTAAATGAAGCAGCTCAGATTCGTATAAACGAAGCAACCGCAGCTCTTGAAGAAGAATTCGAACAAAAGCTTACAGAATCCGTTAGCGAAGCTATGGATGAAATCGTAGAGAATCTAGACTCATACCTCGACTATGTAGTAGAAGAGTGGATGAAAGAGAACGAAGTTGCTATCGAAGCTGGTATCAAAGTTGAGATGGCTGAGTCCCTAATGAGTGGACTTAAAGAACTATTCACTGAGCACAACATCGATATCGACGATGAGACTCTAGATGTAGTTGCTGGCCTAGAAGAGCACAACGCTTCTCTAGCGGATCAGGCAAACGAAGTGATCAACGAAAACATCGAGCTTAAGAAGACTATTGTTGCTCTTAAGGCTGATAAAGTTTTTGAAGAAGTTTCAGAAGGACTCACCGTTTCTCAGAAAGAAAGACTAAGAGTTCTATCAGAAAAGCTTGACGCTGATAACGTCGATGGCTATAAGTCAGATCTTGAAACTCTTAAGGAATCTTTCTTTAAGACTAAGAAATCTCAAGTGATCAACGAAGAAGCAGAAGAAGTTCTTACTGAAGAAGTGGCAGTTAAAAAGCCAGCATCTTCGTATTCAACCGTCAATGCCATCGTTGAAGCACTAAACAAGAAAACTGTTAAGTGAAAAAAACAAAATTATAAATAAAACCAGAAAATAACAACAGCCAAAGGAGAGACAGCAAATGAGTCAATCTAATAGAACTTTAGTCGAAAAGTGGGGTCCTCTTCTTGAGCACTCTTCATTCTCGCCAATCAAAGACGAGCACAGAAAAGCAGTAACTGCTACTCTACTCGAAAACACAGAAAAGGCACTTCTTGAGTCCGGCGACCAGTCAATCAACATGACTTCGCTCCTTCAAGAAGCTCCAACCAACTTCGCCGGAACCGGCGGTTTTGGTTCAAGCGCAGCTACACCACAAGCTGGTTACGACCCAATCCTCATCAGCCTAGTTCGTCGTTCCATGCCAAACCTAATGGCATACGACATTGCTGGTGTTCAGCCAATGACCGGCCCAACTGGTCTTATCTTCGCAATGCGTTCTAACTACAACGCAATGTCAGGTAACACCGCAGTAGAAGCTTTCTACGGCGAAGCTGACTCCGACTTCTCCGGTACAGGCACAATGGCTGGTACAACCGGTGGCGCTGCTACCGCAAACACCGGTACTGGTATGACCACTGCAGCTGCTGAAGCTCTTGGCGACGGAAACGGAACCAACTTCGCACAGATGGCTCTTGCTATCGAAAAAGTTACCGTATCTGCAAAGAGCCGCGCGCTAAAAGCAGAATACACCACTGAACTTGCACAAGACCTTCGTGCTGTTCATGGTCTTGACGCAGAGTCCGAACTTGCTAACATTCTTCAGTCTGAAATCCTCGCAGAAATCAACCGTGAAGTTGTTCGCACAATCTATACCTCTGCTGTAACCGGTGCTGCAAACACTGCTGCTGCTGGCGTATTCGACCTTGACGTTGACTCAAACGGCCGTTGGTCAGTTGAGAAGTTCAAGGGACTTATGTTCCAGATCGAACTTGAAGCTAATGCAATTGCAAAAGCTACTCGTAGAGGCAAGGGTAACATCGTGGTCTGTTCTTCTGACGTAGCTTCCGCTCTTCAGATGGCAGGTGTCCTCGATTATACACCAGCTCTCAACAGCAACGCTCTTAACGTAGACGATACCGGAAACACCTTCGCCGGTGTTCTAAACGGTCGCTACAGAGTTTATGTAGATCCATACGCTGGTGCAAACTACATGGTCGTAGGTTACAAGGGTGCATCTGCTTTCGACGCAGGTATCTTCTACTGCCCATACGTTCCACTACAGATGTACCGCGCTGTTGGTGAAGACAGCTTCCAGCCAAAGATCGGCTTCAAAACCCGCTACGGCATGGTTGCTAACCCATTCGCTTTCGGCCCAACCCGTAGCGAAGGTGCTCTTACTGCAAACAGCAACGTCTACTACAGACGCGTTAGAGTATCTAACCTATTCTAATATAAAAGAGGCCGGAAACAACCGGCCCCTTCTAAAGCTTGGGTGGATCTTCGGATCCACCCTTTTTATTTAATAGAAGTACGCTTAAAGATGATCGCGCCGTCGATCCAACGCTGCTCTTCAAAGCCAATAGCTTTTAGAGCATCAGGAACTAGAGAAACATCTCCCCAGTTAATATCGTCAGCGATACAGTAACCACCGAGTTTAACTTGGCGCGCGTACTTTTCTACGTCACGAATTGCTTGTACCGTATGTTGACCATCGATGTACAGGAAGTCGATATCATAGATCACAGGCGCATCATCGCTAGCCTTTCGAATGATCTCTACATATTCAGAACAACCGTTTTCTTCGATCAAAGTAGTAAAGACTTCATAGATCCAAGGCATGTTAACCTTAGTCCAGAACTCGTAATGCTCGCCATCATATCCCTTTGTAGCTTCTCCGTTATCCCAGGGATCGATCGCGTAGACCTTTCCAGAGTTCATTCGCTTAAGCTCTAGAGCTACTGGAATGACACTCTTTCCGCCATAGACGCCGATCTCTACGCAAATTGGATCATTAACTCGTGTAAAGATATCATCAATGCAGTCGATAATACATCCTGCTTTATCTAGCGAACACCATCCCCATACTCCGTATCGGCTATCGAAGTCGGGATAGATCTTTTCAATAGCTCGTTTGCTTTGTTCCTTGCTCATTAAGCCATGCCCAACGCGGACTTGTACATCTCAAGAACAGCTTCTTCTTCGGCGATTGCATCGGCCTTGCGCTTACGAATAGCAATAATCTTCTTCATTACCTTGGTGTCGTATCCACGACCCTTAGCTTCTGCCATGACTTCTTTCTGAGAACTAGTCACGTCTTTCTTTTCTTCTTCGAGGCGTTCGTAGCGCTCGATGAACTGACGAAGTTCTTCTGCGGTTACGTTATATGCGTCATTCATAGTATATTCTCCTGTGTTATGTTAAAGTAAGTATAGGCTCATACCAAGCGGTACACCTACAATCAAAATCATTACGATAAAAAGTGAAAGTCCTAGACCTTTAAACATTTTCGCAGCTCAGCTCCTTCAAAATTGCTCATCTTCAAATATTTTTCCAAGACTGCGTTGCTAGGATCGAGTCGCAAGATTTCTTTTGCGAACTGCTCGATCATATCATAGTCCAACTGGGTTTTGATGTGTTTTCCCAT